GGCGCGTCAGCGCGAACATGATGCCGTGGGTGTCGGCCTTCTGTCCGAACTTCTGCTCGTCGAGTTTGCCGTGCTTCAGTTCACCGTCCGCGCCGACCTGCTCGAACTTGAACGAGCCAGTCATTCGGTAGCGGCTGTGCTCCTTGAAGTCGTTGACGCTGGCGATTCTGGCGATTCGACGCCACGCGTCCTCGATGTAGTTGTACCCCTCCAGCAGCATCTTGTTGGCGATGTTGCTGAGGATGCCCGGCAGCGACGCGGTGCTGAACGCCGCCTGCAGCCAACCGGTCGCATCGCGCCGGAAGCGCGGCAGCTGCTGGCCGCACGCCAGTTCTTCGAGCACCGGCTCGTCGTAGAGGGCCTCGATGCGCGAGTTCGGCAGGCCCGACGCCATCAGCGCGACGGCTTCGAACATCTGCGGGCTGGTGTTGCGCGGGCGAGACGACCCGGCAGCGGGCACTTGCGGACGCGAGGCGCGCAGGATGTGCAGTTCCGTCTTGGTCACGTCCCAGCCTTCCTCGATGGCCTTGGCCTCGATGTCGGCGTGCTTGCCATTTCCGGAGGCGCACAGCTTCTGGATCGCCTCGACGCGGCGGGTCTCGGCCGCGATCCGCTGCCGCATCTGCGTCACCGCGTCACCGCCGGCATCCGGCGTTGCGGCGGCAAGGGTGGTCGGTGTCGCAGGCGTGTCGGCCGCCGTCGCATTCGACTTCGGCGCGCTCTTCGCCGGCGCTTTCGGCTCGTTCGAAGCGGTGTTGCCGTCGGGGCCACTGGCATCGTCAGAGGCCGGGGGCGATTCCGGGGTGGTCGTGGTCTGGACGTCCTTGTCCTTCGTGGCGGTGCCGGGGGCGGGGGCGGTGTCTTCCATGGACTGTTGCTCCTTGCTGGTGGCGGCGATGCGTGCGCTGGTGTTCGTATCCGCGCCGCTGTCGACGAACGAGATTTCTTTGAGGATGGCCCGGCGCACCACGTGCAGTGGGCCGTTGAACGTTCTGCCGTTGACGGTCACCTGTTGGCCGTTGGGGACGAACTCGGCGTCGATGACCGCAGCGCCGATGCTCGCCTGCCAGGGAAAGCCGTTGGTCGCCGACTTGGACACGTCACGCGCCCACGAGGTGTCGCGACTGATAAGCCCCTCGGCGATGACGGTTCCGTTCTCGATTGCGACGCGCTGGGTATGCCCAACTCCTTGGCGCGGGTTGTGATCGAGCCGGACAGGGATGTCCTGTCGATCGATGGCCAGGCCTTCGAGATCGACCACGACCGGATGCGGGAACCCGGTGATCCGCATCACACCGCCGGTGTAGGCGACCATGTGAAACGTGGGCATCTTCCTGTCCGGCTCACTCGCGGCCTCAACCGTCAGCGGGCACCGGAACGTCAGGAATTCAGGCTGCTTGTCTTGTGTCTGCGGGATCGACATCCGTGTCGGACTCCTCATCGTCGTCGGGTGAAGTGTGTGTGCCGGCGGCATCCAGACCGAGTTCGCGCATCAGCTGCCGTTCCTTTGCTCGCTGGCGCAGTTCGACCTCCCAGTCTTTGCCTTGGCGGGCGTACTCGGCGGCGAGCGTCGTGGTGTTGCTCGTAAGGCGCGTCGCTTGTGCGTTGGCTTCCTTGGCCGGATCGACGTGCTCCGTGCCGTCAAAGAACCATTGGTGCGGAATCACGTCGCCGGCGCTGCGCAGGAATGTGAACTCCGGGAGCAGAACCGCCTCCTCAAGCCACGCCGCGAAGATGCGGTCGAGCACGGCTTCGGCCAGGTGCGCCTGCTCGACACGGATCGACTTGAAATAGGTCTGGTGATCCAGGCGACCGGAGGCGTAGTTGTAGCCGGCGCTGTTGCCGGCCGCGACGTTGAACGGCAGGTTCAAACAACGCGCGATCTCGTTGAGAATCTCGCGCTTGAACTCGCCGTAACCGGTCGCCGGCTGCTGGGCTTCGACCTGCCCAAGCTTCCAACCGTCGGGCAGCACCGTCGCCATGCGCTTCTCGAGTTCGACGATGTCCATCGGCTCGAGCGCCTGAGCTTCACCGTTGGCCGGTGCGTCGGTGAACAGCACCGCCGCGAAGTCGGCCGCCGTCTCCGCCGCCGCGATCACCGCCAGCGTGTAGCGCCGCAATTGGGCGAACAGCGGCAGCGCTGGCGTAATCTCCGGCACGCCCCGGTGCTGGTCAGGGCGATCGACTCGGAACCAGTGAATCACCGAGTCGGCGGGCACGACGTCGAACTGATTCCGCCACGCACTGAGGTCACCCGGATGCTGGCGGAGGATCGTGTACGTCTGCGGGTTGCCGAATGGGTCGAGCGTGATGCCGTCGACTTCATTGACGCTTGGAAGCAGCGATGCGACCGGAGACGCCACACGATCGGCTTCAACGAGCTGCACATCCAGCATCACCGGCGAGACGTTGTGTGGACCTTGATGCTTCCGGGGGCGGGGGTTCAAGGTGAGGACTGCGAAGACCTCGCCGTCGGTCGTCTTCGCCATGCGCATCGCACGGAGTTTCTCGGCGAGGTTGACGGCCTTGGCCCAACGTGCAAACGCGGTCTCGACGCGGTTGTTGATCGTGGTGTCCGCCGTCAGCAGTTGCAGCCTGGGGCCGGTGCCGATGCAGTCGTTGGCCAGCGTCAGCACGATCCCCTTGGCGTAACTGTTGTTGGCGACCTCATATCGAGCGCGTTCGCGTAGCTTCTTGCGAACATCTGCCGACGCGGCACTGTCCGCCGACAGCGCGTCGGCCATGGCCCAATGCCGGGCGTTCTCGGCAGTCGTCTGGGCCGCGTCGTACCGCGCCCGAACCACCCCCGGAACCACCGGAAATGCCGGGAGGGACTCATTCCGGGGGCGGTTCCCGGGGTGGGTCTTCCTTGACCTGCTGCGGAACGGCCACATCAGACGGTCCCTCCCGGCGAGATCTTGGCCAGCTTGACGCCGAGTCCCTTCGCGCGGCTGGCCTTCTTCGACTCCAGGTACTTGTCGGCCTCGATCTGGTCCTGCAGGTCGTGCTGCTCAACAGCGCCACTGTCACCGCTGGCCTTCTTGGGGCCGGCGGCGTTCTCGCGGATGTCGGTGTCGAGGTTGTCAGGGGACTCGGCCAAAATGCTCTCCTGCTGCCGACCAAATGTGGTGGGCAATAATCAATTACCCGGCCCAGACGAAAACGGGCGGGAGATGATCGCGGAAGGCGGAGAATGTTCCGCATGTAGAACTTGAGGTGTGACTCGTGGCTACGAAGTTGTCTCGGCGCTCGTCTCATACGTCGTGATGCGCCGCCCGCAGTAGCGGCATTCACGCCGACGCAGCAACCGGCCGCCCAACGCTCGGCGTGTGTAGAGCACGCGGAAGTGAGCGCAGCCGCACTTGGGGCATTCCAGGCCGCGCTTCTGCTGGCGCGAGGAGTTGTCGGTTGCCTGAGCCATCTACCGTCTGGTCCTTTGAATCTCCGACAACCGAAGTCGTTGCCGTGAAGGATCGGCTTTGGCTTCGGTGCCAGGCAACACCGCGCCCTGAATGGACGCCGCCGCCGCGCAGCCGACGAGGCAATCGAACCAGTGGTTGTCCGGGCCGCCCGCTCGCAGCTTCCATTCATCCACCACGCGACCCCGAGCTTCGGTCCGCACGCGGTACTCGGCGGTGATGTGCTCGGCGATGAGCTGATGTTCGGCGGGCTTGCGGCCGAACAGCGACAAACAGCCCGGATCACCCATCGCCACCGACAGCCGCGCGTGAACGAAGCTCTTCCAGTAGTTGGTGTCGATCAACACGTGGCGCACTTGGCGGCGTCCCTGCACATTCGGGATGCGCCAATGGTGGCCGATCCGCTCACCGCGCTTCCGCTTGTACTCGCTGAACGGGATGCTCGAAGCGCCGACGTAGCGCCCGTGGCTTGGCATGACCAGGCTGGCGTGGGCGCTCTGACGGCAGAACTGATACACCACGTCGGTGGATTGGCCCCAGTTGGCGTCGATCAGGCAGCGTTCGATGCGCAGCGCGGCCCCGTCGTCTCGCCGCCAGCTTCGAGACAGGTAGTCTTCGGTGAGTTTTTCCAGCCCGGCGTAGATCGAGCCCTCCAGCCCAGCGCCTGGTGCGGCGCGAGCGAGGGTTTTCTGCGCCTCCCGCAAAGTAAAGTATCCTCGCTGCTGATCGGGATAGGTTCCATAATCGAGCACGTAGCCGGTGAAGTCCTCTTCCCACGCGATGACCGTGTGAAACAGCATCTTGCCTTGCACGTCGATGAACATCGTCAGGTGGCTGGCCCCGATGGGCACGCTGCGGCGCGGGTGGCCGTTGGTCTTGGCGGCGATGGCCTCTGCGGAGAGCTGATCGCCGTCACCTTCGTCCGCCGGCAACGGCTCGTTCTGATACTCGGCCCAGAACGCTCGTTCATCCTGCAAACGCAGATTCATCGCGTGCTGGATGGCCGACAGTTCATCCTCGTTGTGGCGCTGCGGCCAGGCGATCACCGCGCCCGCGTCCATTTCACTGCGAT